ATGTATACATATAGGGGCGGGGGGGAAACCATTAGGAGAAGAAGGAGAGGGGGATTTTAGCGCTTGACGCAACAAACGCCTCACAACCGCCGTGACAGACCGGTCCTCCTCCCTCGCAACCCTTTGAATTTGCTCGACAATATCTTTGTCCAAGCGCCATCCAACCTGCACTAAATCCATGTTACCTCCTGCTATAAATCCGTGAGCGCATGTTACCAAATAATAAATGGCAGTCAAGTGAATTATTCTCTTGCATTCCATCTGCATTGCGGTCATGTTTACATCGCCATCCAACGCGAAAGGACACGCTATGGCACTAAATCTCTTACCGGAGCAGCCGGCAGAGCGGCTCATTCCCGAGCCTTTTTATGTGGCAAAATGCCGCAATGAACTTCTGGGACACGCCCGAAATCATCCCGAACTGGCTATACTTCTTGAAGCATTGGAGGAGGTAACGCGCTTCGCTGCGGCGATACGGCGCCTCTATTTACAGTCAGAACACGGCCCTGTTCGGGCGATACTCAATGGGCGGTATGGCCTCGCCAATGCCTGCGAGGACGCCTGTTCCGACATCTCGGCCCTCGCCTGGGATTGGGCGGACGACAATTACGCCGAGCGTGAGGAGCGCCATCGATATGAATGACAACGAATGCAGGCGCGAGCTAGCCCGCGACATGGAACTCGAAGCCATGGCCGACAGGCTCAACCTCGCTGAACGCTACTTCACGCTCGGCGTGCAGGCTGGCTTTGCGCACGCCTTGAAAGACGCGCTCGAAGCTAAGGACCGGCTTGAAATCATCGAAGCACTAACGGCGCGCCTCGCGCCAACGGTGGGGAGGGATCAATGAGCGACAAGCCAAACCACCACAAGCCTTGGATGCCAAGCGCATCAAGAAAACTCGTGAGGATGGTTCAGGCAGGCAAAAGCTGGGATGAAATCGCCGCTGCATTAGGGCGTGGCGTGCCAGCGTGCAAGACGCGCTTCCAAGCAGTCCGCGCCTCCTGTTTGTATGAGATGAGAAGAAAAGCGTTTGAGGCGTGGGACGAACATCGCCGCGAAAAGATTATGAACTCGCCCGACGCAAGAAAGGCCGCACTCTTATCCTTCTGGAACCCGCCGACACAAGAGGAGGCCGCGGCATTTTTCACCGAATATTTCAAAAACAAGGAGCACCTCAAATGAGCGACTTCGATCCTGCGGTGCGTAACGCCGCTTGGTGGTCAGGCGATTCCCGCTTGGTCGCCAACGGGCGCGGCTTTGAGGCCGTCGCAATCAAAATCGGCAAGATGGAGAGGGAAGACATTTCGCACCTTGAGAACGTCAAGATGGGCCATGTCATGCAGCCCGTCATTGCCCGACTGTGGGAGGACAAGCACAAGCAGCGCCTGAAGGAGTTCGACGTTGCAGTCACCCACCCGACCGAACCCTGGCTGCGGTCGCACTTCGATTACATCAGCGAGGACGGCAAAACGCTGGTCGAATGCAAGAACTATACAGCCGCGGTCATGAATAAGTATTCCGCCGAGGGAGAGACCGTGCGCATTCCCGACGCGGACATGGCTCAGTGCATCCATGAAGCCTGCGTCGCTGGCGTCAGCACAGTTTACCTCGCGGTGTTGTTCGGGGGGCAGGCATTCCGCACCTACCGGATCGACGTTGACTTAGAGATGAAGGCCGACTTCATCAAACGCATGGCGGTCTATTGGGCGCATGTCCAGCACGGCACCACCCCTATGCCCGAAACTCCCGCCCAGGCGCGCATCGCTTGGCCGAAAGACGAGGGCAACCACAAGGAAGCGGACGGCATGATGGAGAAAGCCTGCCTCGACCTGAAAGCCATCAAGCAGCAAATCAGTATGCTTGAGGCAAAAGAGGAAGAATTGCAGACTTATCTGCAACGCGCCATGGGAAATGCCAGCGAAATCAGGTCAATCGATGGTTCAACGCTTGCCACTTGGAAGGCAACTAAGCCCACAAAACGGTTCAGTGCCGACTTGTTCAAGCAGTCAATGCCTGATATTTACAACCAATTCGTTATTGAGTCGCCGGGGTCTCGGCGGTTCCTTTTGAAGTGAGGCGCACATGAACTGGCAATCAATTCCAACATCAACCACCATCATAAAGCGTGCCGCAATCAACGGCATTCTTGCTGAATGGGGTGACATTACGCTCGGAGAACTGGCGGAAAAGACGCCGTTTGAACTCCAGCGGCTGAAGAAGTGCGGGCCTTTGGCGGTGAAATCGATCACGACGGTCATCTCTCAGGCGCGGGCTGGCGAAGACGTTCGTCACCCCATGCACCGACCGATAGGTGACGCGGCATGAAAGATAAGCTGCTGCCGATCTTTGCACACAACATGACCGCTTATCAAAACGCCGCGCACGAAGCCGGATTCAATCGGGCAACCTGTGCCGCCTTGGCAAACATGAGCCGCGGTCAATGGTCTGACATGCTCAACGGCAAGATTGCTGCACCCTCTGTCTGGACTGCATTGCGGATTGCAGAAGTGCTGCGTTGCAGCGTTGATGCACTGCTGACGACCGATCCTGAAATCCGCGACGCGACCGTCAAAAAGGTTTTTCGCGCCTTTAAATTAGTGAGGAAAACATGAGCGACATCATCCCGTTCCAAGACATGCGGGCTATGGCTGACGTTGCGGCTAAGTCTCGCATGTTTGGGTTTAAGTCGGCTGATGAGGCGTTAGCCATCATGCTGCTTTGCCAGGGCGAGGGGCTGCATCCGGCCATTGCCATGCGTGATTATCATGTGATCCAAGGGCGCCCGGCGCTCAAGGCTGACGCGATGCTGGCACGCTTCCAACAGGCGGGCGGGTCGGTCAAATGGACGAAGTATCAGGACGATGTAGTGTCTGGCGTCTTTGCCCATCCTGCCGGCGGTGAACTGGAAGTCACTTGGACTATGGCGCAAGCTAAGGCTATCGGCCTCGCCACCAAGGACAACTGGCGCAACTACCCCAAGGCCATGCTGCGGGCGCGTTGCATCAGCGAAGGCATTCGCACCGTCTATCCGGGCTGCATCGTCGGCGTTTACACGCCCGAAGAAGTGCAGGACATGGAGCCGCCGCGTGAGGTCAAGGCAACCGTGGTCGAGGTTAGCCCGCCGTCTGAAACCTATCCCGTGCATGTGCCGGGGGGCGGCATCTACAGCAAGGCGTCCGACATCGAAGGCTGGGCCAAGACATTCAACGAATTGGCGGGCAAGGTTCTCTACTCCGACAAGCTGACGGTCGAGGAGAAGGGCGCCAAGATGAAGGGCTTGTGGGAAGCCAACAAGGTTCTCATCGACAGCCTGCCCGCTGCAATTACTGACACACTGAGAAAGGAACTCGCAGATGAGTAATACATTCCAACACAAGCCTGGCACCGGCTCCATCTCCGCTCGCGGCGAGAAGAAAAACGAGAAGGCTCCTGACTACAAGGGCGAGATCGTGCTCGATCAGGACTACAAGGCAGGCGAGGTTGTGAAGCTGAACGGGTGGATTAACACCTATAACTGGGGCACTCGCGTCGGGCTGCGCATTGATAACTGGAAGCCGGACCCGAATTACAAAAAGCCCGAGTATCCGCGTGAAGTTCGCGGCGAGGATGAGATTCCGTTTTGATGCCTAACAGCCGCACCAAGGGCGCAGGCTTCGAGCGCGAGGTTGTGAACATTATCAAGGAAGTGCTTGGCGAACAGGTCAAGCGCAACCTCGATCAATGGCGCGATGGCGGTCATGACATTGCTCTTGGCCCTTACATGATCGAGTGCAAGCGCCGTGCGAGCATCGCAGTCTATGAATGGCTGGATCAATGCACGGATGCTTGCAAAGGTCAGAAGACGCCCTTGGTTGTGGCGCGGGGCGATAGGCGGGAAGCGGTGGTCATCATGCGGCTTACCGACTTCCTGCCTTTGTTAAAAGAAAAGGGAGAAAATGAATGACCGGCAAAACAGATAAAATTAACGACATCACCAAACTGAAGTACAACAAAGACGCGGCGAGGGCGATTGGACATATATTTCGGCTGGTTGGCGAAAACGAAAAGATGCGGAAGGAATTAGATTGGGCTGTCGAGTGTATTGATAAGGCAAGCGCCCGCATCGCGGAACTGGAAGCGGCCTGCATTACGTTGGCAAGAAAGAAAAATGAGTGAAAGGAAATGCAAAGAGACAGAAAGCTGACTCAAGAACAAGTTGACGCGATCAGGGCAAACCCGCTCCCGGCCAACCACATAGCCAAATACTTCGGCGTATCACCGCGCACCATCCAATCAGTGCGCAGCTTTGAAACCTACAAAGGGGCAATCAATGAAACCGAGAGCACGAAAAAAACCGGCAGCGCCGGCTAAACCCAAAATCTTCCTGGCAACGCCCATGTATGGTGGGCAATGTTACGGACATTACGCACAGAGCGTTTACCAGTTCCGTGACGTAGTGCAGCAACGCGGCTGGGAGATGCAGTATTCTTTCATGTTCAACGAGAGCCTCATTCAGCGCGCACGCAATGGGCTGACGCATCTGTTCATGAAGTCGGACTGCACGCACCTCCTGTTCATTGACGCCGACATCCAGTTCAATGCGCACGAGGTTGCTGACATGGTTGTTGCGGACAAGGATGTTATCTGCGGTATCTACCCAAAGAAAGAGATCAACTGGTGGTCGGTCAACGAATCCGTGAAGGCGGGCGTGCCGTGGGATAAACTGAAAAACTACACGGGCGCGTTCGTCATCAACCTTCTCAGCGGGGAAGGCAGCATCACCATTGCGAATAACCAGCCGTTTGAGGTCGCCGCGGCTGGAACAGGCTGTATGCTGATTAAGCGTGAGGTCTTCACTAAGCTGCAAAAGATTACCAAGACCTACACCAACGACATCACCGACCTGTCTGGGCAACTCGGCCAAGAGGCGATCTACAACTACTTTGATGTGCCTATTTGCCCTGTGTCTAACCGCCTGCTGTCAGAAGATTATGCCTTCTGTCACGCTTGGCGCAGCATCAAAGGCAAGGTCTGGGCGGCTCCGTGGGTGGGTCTTACCCATATCGGCACCTACCAGTTCGACGGTCGAGCGATACCCGCGCCATGAGAAGAAGATATATAGATGCAGACTATATCGCAGCATTCACGCTGCTGGGCGTGGTGTTCGTCTGCGGGTTCTTTGTAGGCATTCTCATCGCCTGGGCCTTGGCCGCGATGATTTAACGGCACTTCCACCGACGCAGCGAGGCCCTTGCTCTTGTGGCGGGGCCTTTGCTTTTACGCACCACACCCTTCATGCGAGCGCAGAAAGACTTACGGCGAGCCGCATCTTTCTTGCTGCGAACCTTGGTCACCGGCGCCTTTAGTTTGGAACCTGTAGCGCGGTTGTATTTGGCGCGACCCTTGGCGGTTAGGCCAGCACCCTTACGCGCCGGCAGCTTCTCGCCACGCCCAACGGAAAGACTGTCGCTTGCCATTACTTCCTCACCATGTTGTTGATGGCGTCCGTCTTCTCTTTCGATCCTGCGCTCGAACCAAAGTAATACGCCACCACGCCACCCCAAGCCGTGCCCAGGGTGCCTAGCATCACCAGCATTGCCTCAGAGCCGCCGTGTTGCGGTAAGCCGTTGCGCAGCATGTAAAACAACACGCCGAAGTAACCTACGGTAATAATCGCCGCGAGTATCTTTGGCGTCCAATCCTTGACCTTAATCTCACGGTTGCGGGCGCTGTCACGATCCGAATTGGCAATGCGCTCCAAGTCAATGTCCAACTCGCGCATCTGCACCGCAAAGTCTTGCTCGGCCTTCTTCAAAGCCAACAACTGCTCTGGGGTTGCCCTCTCAGCCGCTTGCAGCAACTCGACCTCAGAACCGTCAGGCTTGCCCAGCAGCGCCTCGCTGATAGCCTTGGTTGCCATGCCGGCCAACGGACCGCCCACCGCCGAGGCAATGCTCGGGGCTACCGTTTTGACTAGGTTCAGTAACTTATCCATCTGACCTCACAAGCATGAAACTGAGGTTGGGGTGGCGCGGATAGGTAACCACACGCTCGCCCTCAGGGCATTTATACTTGATCGTAGCTAACAAGGTCGCACGCCCGGGCGCAATAGTTTCTTTGTCTGACAAGGTAAGAAGGTAAGTGAAGGTGTCGATTTCTGGTCCAGCCGGGCCTGTGAAGCGGGTCATGCTCGGCGTCGCCTCATGGACCACACCCGCGCCGTCACGCACCGTCACCTCAAAGCCTTCCACCGAACAGTCATCGCGGCGCTTGATACGCGCAACAGTTACAGTGATGGGTTCGCCTATCTTGCCGGGTTCGATCTTGAAGTGTTCAGGCGCCCAGGAAATGATTTCGTTTTTGAAGAACCCAAACTTCTCGCCGGCAGTATAACCCCCAACCATCAGCGCAAAGGCGGCTGTGGCGAACTGAAGAACCGGCGTTAGCTTGGGTAACTCCATCTCATGCCTTCATCATCAGCATGGCTTCGTCCAACACCTCGTTGACGCGCCTGCCCCACCCTTTGCCGAAGGTTTCCCAATGCGGCAGCGCCTGTAGGTAATGCAGCCGCTTGGCCTGATACTGGTCGATAGCCTTAGGCAAGGTTTCACGTGAAACGTAGTCCAGCACCGCCGCAATGGTCTTGTGCCCAATAGACCCGTCCGGCTCCGCGCCAACCAAGTCCTGCAACATCTTGGCCGCACGCCCTGGCCCGCTGTTCACAGCAAAGTCAAACACACAGAAGTCTAGACCTCCGGGAAGGTCGTCACCGCGCACCTTGTCCCAATACTGCTTGCGGTAAATCTCGCACAACTGCGTGTCGCTGATCATCTTCAACTCGTCCACACTAGCCTTGCGGCCCAGGTACAAGCTGAAGGTGGCAAGGGTAACGCCCTTGTTCGTACTGCCGCCCGGGTCTTTCGGATGTGATACGAAACCGCCCTCATGCCGCAACGTAAGCCCTAAGGCTTGCGCAAAGTTTATCTTCATCTGATCTGCTGTGCCGTGATGATAACGGACGGAATAGCGGGGCTGTTGGCCGTTGCCGCCTCATACTCAAAGACAATGTTCGCGTTGTCCGTCTTGAACATAATCTCAATGTAATTGGTTGCACTAACGGTTTGGATGAAGTTCCACGCGGCCACAAAGTACGGATTGTTGGTGTTCACCGTGACCTTGGTGTCGCTGTTAGGAATATCCACGCCATTGAGGCGGAACCAGATATTGACCGTTTGCCCGGAACCGCCGCCGCCCGTGTTGTGCAACTGAGCACTAAACTGAATGTTGTACGTCCCGGCATAAGCAAAGGTAATGCGACTTGGCCTCGCCGAACCGTCATTGGCAATGGTTACGCCGACCTGTTCAGCCGTATTGTTTACAGTCAACGGCGTCGGCGTATCAACTCCATCGCTTTGATCTTGCGTGCTGTAGAAAGATCCATAGTAGCCCTGATAGCTACTTATGGCCCCAGATCCCGTTCCAGCGACGCGGAATACCATCAGGCACCGTCCCCGGGCGTAACAAACACAACGGACGTACCGCTGGCAGTTACCGCCGTAAAGTACTGATTGGCATTGAAGGTAAAGACTTCGACCGACGAAGGCACCATAGTGATCGTAGACCCTGCAACCGTGGTGTTAGCCATGGTGGTTGCAGCAGCCGCATTAGGACCAAACCCAATGTAAATCACCGCATTACCCGTATTGTGAATACGGTATTGCGTGCCGCCCACTGTCGTTGACAAAGCCTGCACGGGCGTCGGCGCAGTCGTCGCAGCCGTAAACGTCACCGTATTCCCCATAGGGGTGAAAGGCATAATCCCCATGGGTTAGTACACCTTTAGTCCCGGCTTAGTGGTCGGGCTGCGCTTGGTGTCCATGCTACCGCCAAAGGTCCACATGGACTGATAACCGCCCTTGGGCAGCTCACCAGACGCATAGGTGGGGCGCCCGTTGCCATAGGAATCACGCGGCAGTTGCGGCCTTACAGCCTGTGCAATCTGCTGATTGTCAGCGGACGACCTTTGGAACTTGGTCATCTGACCAGGGCCTTTAGGCGTCTTCGGTTTTAGCTCCATGACTTTTCCTTTCCACTCTCAAACTGGGAATGAACACCGCCACGCCAAACGCGCCGGCCACAGCCATACGCTCCCATGTGGGTTCGTACATTGCCCAGCACGATAGCGCAAAAGTCATGCACATTGCCAGAATTGAAAAGACCCGCTCGCTGAGAACCTCGAACGCGATCCGAATAACGCGCAACGTCAAATCCATGTTGATTGCCCCCTAATTTGCGACCGGGACAATACATAATTTACGCCTCATCGTCACCAGTATTTGTGAACCCGGAACCCCATTCATCGTCAGAAATCTTCTGTTTGATCTTTTCGAGGTTAATAGCGCGGTCAATGACCTTGGTTTTGTCGGTCAGGGACGCGGTTGGGTCGGCCATAACCTCCCGGAGAAGCTGGGCGACCGCCTCCTCTAACTCAGTATTGAGGCCCTTATTCTTCTTAGCCACGCTTGGGCTTCCTTCCCTTGCGGGCCGAGGACAGGCTGGCGGCTACCGCCTGACGCTGGGGATACCCCTCACGCATCATCTTACGGATGTTTTTGCTCACGGTTTCTTGGCTGCTGCCGCGCTTCAAAGGCATTATCGACCTCCAAATATAGATGATCCAAGGCCGAGATAGCTAGCAGCCCCACCGGCGCCAACCAACCCCAATACTTTCAAAAGGTTACGCTTCAACTCAGCATCTGATTTTGTGGCATCCTGCAATCTACGAACCTCTGACAGCAGTTGTTCATAGCGACCAGCATCAATGCGGCCTTCACGATAAAGCTGATTGATGTAAGTTTCTGCCACTCGCGCTGTTTGTTCTGGGCGCGCCATCTCAATATTGATTTCAGCCTGACGCGCTTCACGAGCGGCACCACGCGCTTCTTCCAAAGCGGACCGCCGGCGCGTGATTTCAGCCCCCGTCGGAACCTGACCTGTCGCTTCATTCAAGGCGCGGCGTGCTGTCGCCAATGCTTTGCTGGCATCAGAAAACTCGCCGTACAAGTTGAGGCGCCGTAACACGGACTCGTTTTGAATAAGGAAGTTGCGCATTTCAGTATTGCTCGGGGATTTTCCCTCCCCAAACAAACGACGAGCAAAATACAATCTTGTTGCGTTACGAACCTCTGGGTTTTCTTGCGCAAGACGCTCCAAATAACGAGCACTTTCCCCACCACGGCGCAACATAAGACCAACAACTTCGGCCTCTCTGGCAACAAATCCGCGATCTGTTTGCTCCGCACGCTGAACAATTTTTCCTAATTCACCACGACTGAAAATGTCCAAAGGGCGAGAAAGGACATTAAAACGCTCTAAAGCATTGCGATACGCGGTACTTGAAGACGTTGCTTCACTCACAAGTGCGCGGCGAATTTGACGCAACTCAGCCACCACTTCCCGGTTTAGCTTTCGGCCTTCGGCGTCCATGCCCGCCTTGATGTAGGTGTCAAGAACTTTCCGCAAAGATTCCGCTCGCGGCAATGACATGCGCTGCAAGGGTTCTTCTGCGCCTTCAATGCGAGTAACTACGCGCCCCTCAATATCTCGCAGCATTCTTTCAAGCACAGGGTTTTCCGTACGACCTAATGCGTTTTGAATGCGGCCTATAACGTTACCCGTACGAACAATAAGTTCATCGCCGGCTTGCCTCAAAGCTTCGCCAAAATTGGCTTTTTCTTCTCGTGCTTTGTAAAGGCGGTCATACAACGCCGTTGCAGTATCTCTGATAGTTTTGACAAACCGCTCCTCAGTCATGCCGCCGCCGGCACTGAGTTGACGTTCAAGGTTTGCTAGGTTTCCTTCCGCGACCTGAACAGCTTGCTGCGCGTCTGCTCCGCCGCGCTCCAAGGCAGTAAGTTCGCCACTTAACCGCTGCTCGGCTTCAGTTGCCGCACGTTGAGCGCCCCTGGCCTCTCCCGCAACAGATTGACGCACCGTTTCACGCGCTGGAGCGGTTTCACCGCCGCGAAGTAAATTCACAGAACGGCGACCAAAATCGTAAATTCCACGCCCAAGAGCACCTGCGCCAGCAATCCCCACTGGCAAACCACCGCCAACTAGCGCGCCTAATCCTGCTCCGGACCTCTTTACTTGCTCGCGCTTTGCTTCATCTTGCTCGCCGGTCGGACCAAGATATCCCAAAGCGGCGCCTGTTGTTGCACCAGCCCCAATACGTCCCGGCAGAGTTGCTGCCTGCATGGCCCTGCCAACTGGCAACGCATACGGCAAAAACGCACCAGCAGTCCCAGTAACGGGAGCTTCTCTGGATGCTTGGGCTGATTCCCTTTGCCCAAAACGGCTCAATTCAGCGCCGGCACGACCAACTGCGCCAGGAAACATTTCCATAGCGCCGCCAACTAATCCAGCAGTTCCGCCAACCACACCACGCTCAAAACCACCCGTTACGGACGGCGGCAATCCAAACATACCTCTCGGCGTAAACTTGGCCCCACCAAGAGGCGGCTCTCGTTCCGGTTGAATACGCGAAGGAGGCGGTGCAACGTCTTGCGTTGGTTCGTCAAACGAAAGCCTAGAGCGCCCTGTTGTGGGCATTAGCGCACCGTCCCTGTTCTACCATCGGGTAAGCGGAACCTTGTGCCTGCCGGCAAACCTTCAGCTTCTTGCTCACTTGCGACTTCTCTAACGCCCTCAGTCGGCGCCGGAGTTGCCGCAGCAGTTCCAGGACGCTGTAAACGAGGAACTGGCTGATTAGGATACGCATACTTAAAGCCGGATTCGGCTGTTCCAGCGCGCTCTGGGCCTGTCCCGCGGCGCACAAGATCAATACCCAAAGCCACAATACCGTTGCGCTCAAACTGAGGAATGCCAGGAATAGCCGCGCCAGCCGTCACTTCGTCAATTTGCTCTTTCAGCAAACGGTTCAAACCAGCCGGCGTAAACTGTTCTTGCGCCATCAAGCGGTTGAAACGCTGCTGGAAGGAAACAGTAAAGCCGCGAGCGCCGCCAGCCAAAGAGCGTTCGTAATTGACCAAGTACGACGCATATCTTTTTTGGAACAACAGTGCGCGTTGATCCGCTTCAGACAATTCCCTTTCCGCGCCCTGCAATTCGGCGCTGGGAATAGTGGCGTTCGTGCGCATGGCCTCCGTGACAGAACTTACATACCTGTCAAAGAATGCGCGCACCTGACCGGAACGACCAACATATTCGGGATGCTTGTTGACCTCATCAATGAGCGACAAGGCTTCACCAACGGAACGGCCAGCGTTCATAATCTTTTCAGCACTTTGGCGTGGCAAAGCAATTCCGGTTTGGTCAAACAACGCTAATGTTTCGCCGCCTTGCTGACGAACAAACCTGACCAATTCATCCTGGCGCTGCGCTTGTTGTCTGGCCGTTTGCGCGGCCAAGGTGCGGTCATGTTGATCTAATTGGCCGGCAACCTGACGGATTGAGTCATACGTCTGAATGATGCCGTTGATGTCGTTCTTCTTGGCCTGCGCCATTAAGATCGGCACATCATAACGCGCCGCCAACTCTCTAACTTTCGCAAGCCCCGCTTCCATGTTGGTCTGAGAAATGCGCAACGCACTGTCTAGGTCACGACGCAACTCGTTGTTGCGGGTTTCCAACTGCCTCAGATTGGTCTCGTAAACTTGCTTCTCGCGGTTGTACAAGTCCTGACGCCCCTGGCGCCAACCACTCATCATGCCGGTCATAGCGTTCATGGCATTGATGGCGTTGCGCTTGCCACCACCGCCCAGCAAAGTTCCGAACACACCAATCAGACCAAAAAGCGCAGACAAATCGCCCGCATTCTCTTGAGTTGGTTCAAACTTATCGGGCATCTGACGCTGTGCCTGATACGCTTGGAGGGCGGCGCGCTGTTCTTCAACGTTGCGCTCGGCAACTTCACGCTGGCCTGTTGCCAATGCCTGTGACTTTTCGCCGGTGAGCCTTGCTTCTTCGGTGGCGGCGTCTGTCATTGCACCGCGGGCACGCGCTTGCTCTTGCAAGATTGGACCCTGACGCGGACCAGCCGCCGCAAAGGCCGCTTCTCCAATAGGCGCAACTTCTACTTGAGGCGCTGCGCCAAACATGCTGCGCGTATAGGCTTGTGTTTCTTGGGGCAGGGGGCGACCCGACCGTTGGAACTCACGAACGCGACCTGGGCCAGCATTATAGGCCGCAGCAGCAAGTGACGGATCGCCAAAGTCACGCTGCTGTTGAGCCAAATAACGAACGCCAGCACGAATATTTTGCATGGGGTCATTTACATCTAACCCCATTTCACGACCCGTGCTTGGCAAAACTTGCATCGTGCCCACAGCACCGGCACGGCTCGGCCCAGTATTCCGACCAAGATTGCTCTCTTGCTTGGCAACGCGAATAGCCAGATCAGGGTCTGCCCCTTCTTCCTCGGCTATGCGGCGAATATCGGAATATAGGGACTCACCCATGGTCAGATTCCTCTAGCAGCGGCCCCAACCGCTTGTCCGGTCGGCCCAGCAAGCACATTACCAAGCATGGAATAGAACTGATTGGTAGCGGTTCTAAGGGCCTGATCTGCTTGCAAGCCGCTCTGGATGGCGCCGCGCAGATACTGGTTGCCGATATTGGCGACGTTCAACCCAAGTTGATACTGGTTTTGCAGCAGTTGCGAGCGCAGACGTTCTAGGTTTGCCGCGCCCTGCATCACGCCAACGCCGCCAGTTCGGGCCTGCTGTTGAGCCATGCGGGCCTGTGCCGCCTGATAAGCCTGGGCGGAAGCCGGTGACAACTCACCACGGCGCGCTTGGTCAATCAGTTCTTGGCCTTGAGCGCGGTAGGGTGCGCCTAATGCGGCCATTTCATTGCGCGCACGCTTGGCCGCTTCAGCGCCCCTCATTTGCTGGAAAGCGCCAAGACCGCCAACGCCCAACCCAAGCCCTAAGCGAGCAAGGACGGCGGGGTCTTCAAGTTGCTTGCCCGCAGCAGTGCCCAAACGCTCTAAAAATCCCGGCTCCGGTGGCTGTGGCAATCCAGTAGCGGCGCCGGCTTGCGCACGCTCTTGGGCTAATGGATCAGTCAACTCGGCTGGCGTTGGAGCCGGAGCGGCTTGAGGAGCAACTGATGGTGCCGCACCAGACGGTTCACGACCAAAACCTTGAGCACGCAAGTTTTCTAAAGCAGACGTTGCGGCTGACCCCAAAGACGGTTCAACGGTAGCGCCGCCTGATGGAACGTAGGTTTCGCCTTCATTAAAAAATACGTTGCTTGCATCTTGAGCCGGCATTGCAGCCGCGGACTCACCAAAAGACTCGGCGCCGCCATAATCAAAAGCGCCAACATCACCTTCACCGCCCTGGAACTCAGGCAATCCGGTCTCAGGATTAGGCGCGCCAGAACCGCCGCGGCTCTTGAGCAACGCAGCCTCCCTCGGCGTGATGTGCGCCAGAACGGTGTCCCGCCCACGCCCTTTAGACCGCAAAAGCTGCGCCATGCCCTTGAGGTCAAGGTCAGCCATAACATCCGTGCGGAGAACCTTTGAGAGAGTAGCCATCAGCGTATCCCTAGCGCATCAGCAAGCCGTAGCGTTGCTTCGTTCCAAACCTGATCTTTCTTGCCATACTTGCCCAGCAACACGCCACTGGTCGCAGGGTCCAAGCCAGCCGAACGCACCGGAGCGGGCGCTGAACGCAATGCGCGCACTAATGGAGAAATGCGCGGATCAATCACGATTGGCGAAATACGGACAGTTTCTTTTTCTTTTGGCGTAGTCGGTGTGGTAGTCCGAGTTTCCGTCGTGCTGGTTGGCTGGAACGTCGTGCTAGTGCCGAAAGTCTCCGGCTGATAACTGGTGGACACCAAGTCCTGAGTGCCAGGGCCTGTATCACCCGCAGTCAAACTAGTGCCTGTGCCGCTGGTTGCACTGGTTGGCGCAAACCCAAAGTCGGAAACGCCAGTAGTTCCTTTAGTCCCACCAATACCCGTAAAGGTCAGCATTTGCTGGTCTGCTGGGCTAATGGTGCTGCCAAAAGGCTGAAGGGTTTTGCTCGTTCCGCCGCCCTTAAACGTGCCGAACTGTTTCTCCAGCACATCGCGCATTTCATCCGCGCCGCGCCGAATTTCAGCTTCTGCACGAGCGCGCGCTTCAGCTTGATTGGCCTCAACGTCTTCAACAACATCAGGGCCGTATTTGTCGGCAGTTACATAATCCCCAACAACTTCGGCGTCGGACGGTCCGGTATCACCATAGTCAGGCGTAACATCAGCCCCGCCACCATTGCCGGCAGGAATTTCAGCGGACAAGCGAGTTTCATACTGAGCGGCTTCCGCAGGAGTAATCCCCTCAAACCCACCACCGCTTGAAGCAGCCGTAATAGGGGCACTCGAAGGTTGGGTTACGCCAGTAGTCCCGCCAGTAGTGGCGCCGGTTCCAGTTGTCGGTGTGGTAGTTCCGCCGCCCGTCAAGCTAGACATAACTTGCTCAACATACGGTTTGCCTACAGCGCCCGCCAACCCCATGCCAGCGCCTGTCAAAGCGCCAGTACCAACATCACCGCCAGTAATGGCCGCAGACCCGCCGCCGCCAACAGCGCCACCAATAGTGCCACCAACTAGCTTTGCCACATTGCCCGCGCCAAGCACGTTTTCGGCGGCTCCCGTCGCAAGTGGCGTAGCCGCTCCAGTTAAGGCACCAACTGCCGTCCACTCACCAATATTTTTGTCTTGCAAAGCAGCGCCAGTGGCATTGGCCGTCGCACCCTTTGCTGCTTCAGTCACAGCCTTAGTCAACGTCGGATCAAGGCTGGCTTCACTGGCAATGGCCGCACCAGCGCCCGCACCGAGCATACCAACACCGCCGCTGGCCGCGCCAACGCCAAGACCCTTCAAAGCGCCCTGAGCGATGTCTTCGCCAACCAAAGATGCTTGGGCCGCGCCAGAAGCAGCACCAATGCCTGCACCAATGATAGCACCGCCGGTCACGCTTCCCACCGTGGCGGAACCAATAATGGTTGTAGCGGCAACTTCCGCACCAAGCATTGCGGCGCCAATAGGCGCAGCTAAACCCGCCGTTGCTATGGTCGCAACGGCAGCAACAACGGCAACGACAATCGAGCCGCCTTTGCCCTTCTTTTTCTTGCCCATTAGAGTTGCACCTCCACGCGAATGACCGGCGTCATTTCATCATCCATCATCTGAACGTCTTGCTTAAACGTGGCCTGCAACCCCAATTTTTGTTGCATCATCTGCATGAGATTTGCCATGGACGTATCAGTGACATAAGTCGTGAATTTGCGGTAACCCAACTCGCGCAAAGTGTTCGGAAACACCATCATGCGCTTGGCCGTTTCACTGAACGGTTCCGCAGAAAACAAATGCACTTCAGCTTCGCCTTGCGGTAGCATCTGACCGCGACTGTCCGTCTGCAATGCCAGAAATACCGTATTGCCAATTTGAATTGGCTTTGCCGCCTGCGCCGAGCACAGACGAGCAATGTTAACAATGAACTCCTCAACCTCTTGAGGACTATCAACTTGTTGACGCATTACTTCTCGCAGGATCGTCACGGTGTCCTTGCCGGGCACTCGTCCTGCTGGGCGTCCGCTGGTCATTGTTGGCAACATTGTTTCTGACATCACGTTAACCCCAAAGACTTGGCGATCTGCTCATGAATGGTCAGGTGCAGAGCCAACCAGTTGTAAAACTCCTCCTCCTTATCCCACGCATCGTCCAAGATGTTAAACGGATTGGTCAGGCCAAGCAGGGAAGCAAACGCCTGATGCTCCACCTGATGCGCCAAGAGCCAATCGTCCAAGTTCGCAGGATCGGCATTAGCCAAAGGATACGCCGGAACGACTATCCCTTGCGAGTAAAAAACCTCGCGGAACGTCTTATGCTGCACAAAATTGGCAAAAAGCATCTCATCCAGGCCATCTAAGTCCCCAAACTTCACATCGCTAAGAGACTCGAAGTCCATGGTTTACACCGCATAATACGGGATTTTCTTGCTCACGCCGTTAATCAGAATGGTAATGTAACCCTCTGGAACCAGCGGCAGGCTGGAAGTCGCAAAGGTGGCCGTCGAAGCCGTTGTCCCACTCAGATTGGCGTTTGCAAGTGTAAGGTTGCCCACATTGGTAACGGTGGACCCAAGCGTCAGGGTCGTGTTGCCCAGCGTGACACTGCTATTGGCAAGATTGCTATTCTGTAAAGATATGGTCGCATTGGATGCGGCAGTCAGCCTGCCCTGAGCATCTACCGTAAAAGTCGCAACCACATTGGCACTACCGTATGAGCCGGCGCTTACCGCGGTATTCGCAAGGCTGATGGTGCCGGTTGTGGTAATCGGCCCACCTGTCAGGCCAGTGCCCGTCGAAACATTGGTGACCGTCCCGTTGGCGCCGGCCGGGATCGCCACGTTGCTCGCGCTGGTAATGCGGCCCTGAGCGTCCACCGTGATCTGCGACACATAGGTCGCATTGCCGTAAGTGCCAGCCGTTACCGCGGTGTTGGCCAGGCTAATCGTGCCCGTGGTCGTAATTGGACCGCCGGTTAAGCCTGTGCCGGTCGCAACATTGGTAACAGTGCCGTTACCGCCGCCTTGTGTGTTTGCGACCTTCAGCATGGTTCACAGTCCGTCGCCTGGGGTGATGTAAACAGCCGCCGTGTTGGCGCTCGTAATGCCGGTGAAGTAAGCATTGGGGACGAAAGTGAGAATTTCGTCTGTGCCAGGAAGTAAGGGAAACGCTGCCTGCGAGGAGGATACCACCACTGCATTGTTCGCCGCGTCCGCACTTGTTGACCCATAACCCAAGAAGACAGTCACCGTACCGGCATTGATAATGC